TAGTAAAGTCGAAATTAGATTTCTCTTGCATTTTCAGTCCACTAGGGTCTGATTTTGGTTTATCTTCACCAGATTTATCGTCGTCTAGTCCTGCTTGCACAGAATTAGATTGGTATGTATCTGGGACTGTAACCTTTGCACCAACGTCTTCACTTGCTGAAGTACTAGGCTTCAACGGTAAGTCTGTTGGAGTTTCCAATGCTTTCAATCTATCATCAATACCTACTAATGTAGAACTAACGTCTTTTTGAGTTTCTGCGAGTGACTTTATAACGTCAGTCAATGTACCGATGTTTGATTTGATTGCTTCTTGGAAAGATGCATTTTTATCTTCTCTTTCAACTTCGTCTTTCTTTTCTTCATCTTCGGAAGATTTCTCTTCTTCAGTTTTTGAAATTGTGGAAGTATCTTTGTCCATATCCTTACCAGAATCTTTATTAAGCGAGTTTATATAGTTTTCGCTGTTTTTCTTCTTATCTTTCTCTTTTGGGACACCTTGTCCACCTAATTGATTATTGCCATCTTCTGTTTGATAACCTGATTTTTTAGTTTCATCTTCCTTTTCCTCTTCCTCTTTTTTACCTTCTCTGGTAACAACTGCATCATCACTGTCTCCACCCTCTTCTGGAACTCTTGTTATTTGTGCAGTTTCAGTGTTCTCATATTCCTTTCCACTGTGTCTTACGTCTCCAATGTTTCCCTGTATCTCTTTTTTAATTTCATCGTCTTTCTTTTCTTCTCCAATATTTGCATCGTCATCGTCATCTACTGGACTTGATTCTCTGTTTGATGATTTGTTTGGTTCTACATCTTGTTTACCTTGTGCGTTAGTTTTATCACCATCTGCGTTTGCAAAATCTGTCATTTTCTCTACAGTACAACCAAATTTACTGCACTTGATTACCATCTTGCCGTCATCTCTTCTCTCTACGTTGTCGGTAATTGCCTTTGCAAGTGGATTATAATCGGTAATTAATGCTAGGGGAACTGCTGGATCTTTGCATACAGCGACCTCATAATGTTCTAATGATTTAAGTTCATAGGCAACACTTCCATCTTTCATGACTTTTGGTGTTCTGTTTGCCTTTGTTGCACCGCCAAATGACAGTCCCTTGTACTCTCCACTTTTAATCTTGTCCCAAATTTCATTGTCTAGGTGATAGTCTTTGTGTATCTTTCCTGTAATTTTAATTGCTGGTAATAAAGTACCTTCCTTGGTTTTATAATCCACCTTGGCATAACTGATACCTTTTCCGATAATTCTGTTACTGTGAGTGTCACTGATTGGTGCTCCCCTGTCCATCCAAATAGGTAATACCTTGATTAATTCATCAACGATTGTAATCTCTCCCTGTTTATCTTTAACCTGAACTGTAAGATAACCTTCGAAAAATCGTTGAGCACCGTCAATAGGATGTAGGTCTTTTGTCACAAATTCATTGAAGAATATCTCGTCTTCCATATATAAACTCGACTGTAACATTACTTATAAAGTTTATAGAAAAGAAGGGAAAAAGTAAGGGGTTAAAAAATGCTTACTGAGTTTTCTTTGCCTTGCTCACTGCATAATCGACTGAGAAACCGACAGTTAGCCCGATTAATACGAGTTCTGTAATTCCTAGTCCTGCAAGAGCCAAGGTTTGTGCAACTGCAATACCTGCAAATACTGCTACAATTAATGCACCAAAGAATTTTTTGATGTCATATGTAGCATCAGAAGATCCTAAGAATCCTCTAAATGTATTCAAGATTGCTCCTCCTATTACGGAGAGGGTTGCGATTAACAATGGATCAATCATACTCAACCTTGACTGAGAGTTATTATTTAAGGTTTATTGTTAAATTTACGCCTATTTATCCAAAAGTTCCTTGACAAGGTCGTCAAGTTCGGAATCTGCTTCTTTTGGATGTAATCTGTTTGACTGTCTGTCAACTGTTTTAGCTAAAATAATTAAGGTTTTTTGCAATCTTTGTACTGTTTCACACAAGTCACTTTGTGTGTTACTCATTTTTCTAAAGAATGCAAACAATCCACTACCCATACCTATAAGAGCAGCCAAAAGTAGAGGTTCTAATATAGATGAAAATACTTCCATGGTATATACATGTTTAGTAAAGTATATAAATTAACTTATTGGAATGAGTATTTTTTTCTTAATCATCACCAATAATGACATAGGCTCTTCATTTATTTTGGCTAAAAATGAATCATCCCCACCACTCATGCCGTCAAATCTACCACATTTGAAGCATATGAATATTGAATGCTGTCCGTCAGTGTAACCATACTTGGTTATTTTACATGATTTACACTTTTCATCCATGATTAACAACTAACAAGGCTTTATAAATAAGTATTGCTGATTATATGACATGGCTACATCCATATACATATTTGATTGCGACAAGACATTTAACAGTATTTACAGGGAACATGTTGACGATATAGAGCATAAAATGCCTCTTATTGACCTATATGTAAAGGGAACAAAATTATGGGTTATTACAAATAGTAACAATATGAAAGAACAGCCAAGATTGAGCAGAAGCATAGTCCATTTTAGAAGCGACAATGCCAAAGAATGGATAGAAGGTGATGAAAAATTAGTAACACATGGAAAGATTAGGTTCAATGGGAAAAAAAATCAATTGGAGTTCTTTCCAAGATTCATGCGAAAACCGTTACTTTCAATGAGAGTGGGTAGGTATTTTGGCTTAAATCTTAAAAAACGTGATATTAATTATGATAAACGCTACTATGACTTTAAGAATGACCGTATGATATTTATCTTGGAGAATAAAAATGAAATTTGACTTTGTACTGGGGGAAGTCGAGGAATTATTAGTGGATACAAACAACAAGCTAGCCAATATAGAAACATTGTTGGAACTACTCCTTACCCCACCAGATTTAAGAGAGTATATGAGAAAAAAACGTGGTAAGACTAGCGACGATTAGATTTATTATAGCCACCCATTATCTTTTTCCAATCCTTTCCGTGTTTTTTACGCATGCTTATCCAAAATGGGTCAGTCTTCATGAATCCACCTTTTTTATTATACTCTTTGGTGACTTTGGCTATTCTGGAGTGACATGTGTTGCAAAATCTTCCGTTTACCTGCTCAATATTGAACTTGTATGAGTTGCAAAAGAAACATAACCCGTAATATTTGTCGCAAACCTTTGCCAAGAGAGGCTCACGCCCCTTTTTTCCAGCACAATCACCACAAATGTCAGCAATGGTAGCGGCAGCCCTGTCAACCTTCATACAGCCAAGACATACTCCCTCCTTGTAGTTGTTTACTGCGGTAAATTCGTCACCTTGGTGCTTTTCCCAAAGCTTTTTGGTCATGTCGTTTGCGTTTTCGTTAGTTTCTAACTTTTCAGGCAATATCTTTCTCTAACTTTCTTAGATTAATAAGTGTTTTTTCTAAAACTTTGTTAGTTTCATTTGTATTGTTGATTTTATCTACAATTTCCATTATATCAATGATGACCTCGGTCTTTTTTTCAAGTTTGCGTGGCTTGACAGGCTGTACCTTGAGTTTTTTTTCAATTATTTTTTTGACAGTCTTTGGAGATGAAGCCTTTGGTGTATGATTTATCTTACAGGTGTCATCACATTTGTGAAATCTTTTGGTCAACCTTGGTCTCCATGTTCAAAAACACGGTCATTTTCACTTTCCATGCATTCGTAACACAAATGATTTTCATCTTCATTGTCTTGCCACTTGATTGAAGAACTTTCACACAGATTACATCGTCTAAAAGTTAATGTTGTTATTGTTTTAGTCATCTTCCTCTTCTTCCTCTGTCTTTGTCACATAAAAACTTACCTTTTTAGTACAATATACCTTACTCATCCTCGTCATCTCCAGTCAGCCATTCCCATTCAGCCCTCTCACTCATCTTCCCATCTCTTTACGCCTTCAAATTCACCAGCAACAATGTCCCTTGCATCCCTTACAGTCATTCCAGTAGCCTTTCTCAGTTCCTCAACGGTCTTTGTCTTTTTCCAATCATAATCCATAGCAGTTTGCAAAGTATTCTTTACTACCTCAAAGTTTGACGGGGTGATTCCCTTTGGATATGCGGACTTTTTGCTCATTGAGCTTCCGCTTGTAGGACTTCCCTGTCCAGTGCCGCCAATGTCGCTTGGTCTCATGTTGTTTGGCTCTCCCTCAAACGACTGTGTCTTTTCCTGAGGGGCTGGTACTCCCTTTCCTGCACCGTTCTGGTTTCCATTGATTGCACCCATTCCAAACATCATTTCTGCCGTCAGTGCCGTCTCCTTGCTCACCTTAAACTCACCTGTGTGGGTTCTTGTAATGTCAAAGCCCATCTGTTGAAGCATCATCATGTTCTGTATTTCAATGCCGTCAGTCTGCAAGTCTCTCAACTTGTCGGTCTCCTCACCAGTCTTTAACTGAAGTTCCCAGTCATCAATGTTTAACATCTTTGAAATTTTTGAGAAAAATGCCTTCTTTAAGGTGTCCTGTCCCCATAGAACAGCACGGTTTGTAATTGTAACCTGCAATCCCTCCTGACTCCAGCCAGCAGGGGTCTCGCCATAATAGAACGGAAGCACGCCATAGACGGCTCCGATAATCATTCTCAACTCCTTTCTTACCTCGATAAATTCCAACTCCTTAAGTGAACCAGTAAAGTCCAACCACTGTGCAGGGTTCTTTCCACCCTTGTCATTCTCTACCAATAGGGGGTGAATCATGTATGGATCTTCCTGTGCTTTCTGTTCAAGTACGTCCCAACTCTTTCTAAAGGTGTCATAGTTTCTTGAAGAAATAACCAACATACCTCGTGGCGGTCTCATCTTGTCAAAGTACTTGCGAATATATTCGTCCATGTGTGATAGGGACATTGCCTTTGACCACACTGAATAGATAGGTGAAAATCCATAAAGCAAGTTTGGCTTGTACTTTCCAGCCTTCCAAATAACTTCGCCTTCTCCATAAATGACTCTCTTAGGTTGTGGGATACCTATAGAGTATACAGAGTTAACTTCAATTACCGCCTTTAGTGCCTCTGCTCCACATCTGTCACATTTTGGGGTGGTAAGTCTGGCATCCCTGTGCTCAAATCTAGGGCAAACCCAAATCTTGTTTCGCTTGTCGTCGTAGCCAATACGCCCATCACTGTCAGCAATCATTGCCACCTGTGGTGGCTCAATCCTCAACATCTCTTTTATAATTGTCTTCTCTTGGTCTATCGCACCTGTAACATCATCTATCTTGTAATTCTTAAGCAAAAGCAAATATGCATTGTCTGCAATTTCAAAGTCCCTCTCCAACTGACGTGCAACGTCTTCCAAGGTTTGCTGGTTGCTGTTTACGGGCTCCATCATCAAGTTTTCCAAGGTCTTTCTGTGTTCTGGCACTGGTCTGACAAGGTCGTGACTTCCACATGTGTCACACACAAGTCCCTTTGCCTCTACAGCCTTTTTCTTTCGTGGGTGTGCCTGTGCATTGTCACCGTTAGCCTCAAACGGCTGCTCGTCAGGGTTGTCGGGGGTAGGTGCATATTGAAACTCCTTGGAACAATTATTACATTTGTACTTCCATTTCTCTACAACTTCAAATCCGTTCTTGAACATTTCACGGTTGAGGGTCTCGATTGGAATTCTTAAAGCATCAATGTTATCTGCCAACTCATAAATCATGGTAAGTGGGAATGGGAAAATTGGTAGTTTTGCACCTGTATCGGTACTCATGTAAGGCTGGGCTACACTAGGTCGGGTGGTAGTTTCCGTGTAGGATTTCTCTATGAATCCAAGCTTGGACAAGGCACCAGCAAAAGACTTTCTAAAACTGACCATAGTTGTTAAAGTTTTGTCAGGTTATTTATAGTTTTTGGAACGGCACGCAGTGCCTTTAAAATAAACACAACCTTTATATAATCATGTATATTCGTTATAAACATGGCAACACAAGTACCTGAATACTTTGAAGCATTTACCAACTTGCAGACCGAATTGTTAAACGTCTTTGGAGATATCAGCAAGAAAGGTGATCCTAACGGTGTTGGAAAAGACATGTTGGAACTTCAGACAAAACTGATTACTGCAACAATCGAAAACATCACCTCCAGTGTAAAAGCTTATCGCAAAGCTTTAGAATAACTGCGAATTTTTTTTATTTATTTTGTTAACCACCATGTATGGTACATGATATTTCTCTTTTATCTTTACATATACATGGAGAGCCACTTGGAGACGATTTTTGCAAATCGGCTTGAGATGATATAGAAATGTCTTCAGGGGACTCCTCAATTGAAGGCTGTGCCTTTTCTTTTTTGTTCCCCTTCTCAGACATGTATATATTACATCATATAACATATTTAAGTATTGCCACTATCTTTAATAGTATATAAGGAAGACTTGTTTTATGGTAGAACTGGAACTTGACGACTTTACAGAGATATTCAAGTGGTTTAACTTCAAGCATGATGAGACTGAAAAAGACCTAAGTGAGCAAGGTCGCAAGACCTTTTGGAAATTACACTTTCTATTGGAAGACAAGCTAAGCGAGCTTGAACAGTTGAGAAGAGAGTTTGGAAAAGATGGAGAAAAGCAATAATTCTTATATGTAAGATATGTGTATATAGTATGTGCAAAGTATTGATGAAGAACTTGTAGAGATAGAACAAAAATTAATGAAAATTGCCAAACATGAAAGGGAACTGTTACTAAGACAACGAAAGCTTCGTTGCCTAAGAGACAAACACTGTTCCGTAAGCGACTTTTTAAGCAACATTCAAATAGGATAGGATATATATCAATATATGTCTTGGAAACTTGTGTGTGGCATTTTTTTTCTTTTTACAGGCGTACTTGCACTAATAGGCATAGGCTTGATTTTACTACACATGCTTGACGAGTACAAGAAGGTTGCCTCAAAAGACGATACTAACGTATCGGCTAGGAATGACGGTAGGTATATAAGTAGAGATGTTATAGAGGAATTTAGATGATATATTATGACTGAAGCAAGTGCGATTAGAGATTTGTTGTTACTCCTCCACGAAGAGTGGTTGGATGAGGACAGGAAGACAGTCATAAAGAATATGTTGGCAGAGATGGTTGATAAGATGGAAGACAACCTGAACATGGAGGACTTGAGATAATTGGCTCTTAGTAGGAATGAACTATTAAATATCATATGTATATGTTGTGGTCGAAAGTACGGAGACCACACGAAAGGGAATGGTACAAAGTTTAACCTCCCCGAACTGATGACCTGCATGTTGAGGTTGCAGGGTACCATTGTGGCTGATGGTATTAGTAATAGTCCTGAGCCTTAATCACTTATATACCTTATAAGGTTCAAATTTTTTTTAATTTTTCGGGCATACACGAATCTTAAATTTGTCTGGCATGTTTCTGAACTCGTACCTTATATATATCATAGTAAGCCTCTAAAAACCGTTTTTTCGCCATGTGACCCTGCACGCCAAATCAAGCAAAAAAAAAGGGCGTGAAAGTGTTTAAAAAAAAGGGATTTACTAGAGTGGTTTATGCTCTAGTAATATTCACGTATTTCTTACCAGCGTTGACACTAAACTTAGAGCCCATGATAGAACCTACAAATGAGGCTAATACTTCTATAGGTATTCTTTCTATTTGTTTTCCTGAATTGGTGTCGATAGTTGGCTCGCCCTTGTAAGATACAAGTTCTAATGAATCTTCAAAGGTTTTTCCCGTATTGTCTAGAGTGCTAAACTTGGTAGCTGTTGCTTCTGCTTGTAGTTTTGCAACTACTGCTTGGGCTTTCTCTAGTTCTGTTTGTTGCATAGTCATCAAAAGTCCTACTATCAACCCCCCCATTTCGTGTCCAGTCGTAAATGGTATGACCTATGTTTCCAGTCCAGTCACAGCAGGCGTGGGGTGTGTCGCTTTAAATACTTCAACTTAGGCGTTTTATAAGTACGGTAATTAGTACGGTACTCTGTCGCTTTATATACTTCGATTGACGACTGGAGTGGAAATGTAGGTCGCTTTAAATACTTCGATATAGGCGTAGTATATATACTATTTAAATAAAAATAATAATAACCTTTAAGTAGGTGTAACGCTGGTGTTATTAGGTTATATCTAGGAACAAATGTATTTAATATATATTCGTTCATGTACTGTTTATTCTATTGGTGTGTATAGTGTGTTTATTATCTTGATTAAGGTATGATTAATATCCCACGCCTAATATGTTATAGTATTATAGTAAATTCACGACTAATCGTGCGTGGAGTGGAAATCGAAAATTGAAATTTGTGACTGGAGTGGAAATTGGGGTGGTTGATGGAAGGACTTTTGATGACCAAAAAATCGAGGCACGATAGGTACGATAGGGATTATCTATCTGTTGCTAGTATAATTGATGAGATTAATAGTAATACTGTTAATGTCATTAGTAAGAAACAAGCCATAGTGAATAAAGCCATTACTATGACTAATGAATGGAATGGTAGAAAGATAACTAATGATAAAGAGTTAAAACAACTACATTCTGTTATAAGACAGGTTAATACAATGAATAATAACCTTGAATATGTAAAGGAAGCAACATATTTACTGTCTTATGCCCCAGCAGATTTCATACATAACATCAATAGATTGATTGATTCATGTAATGATTATATTGAATCTAATGTATTGTTACAGTTAGATAGTAGTGTATGTACAATGGATAAGATAGATATAAATACTGATTTGAAAGGTATTGTATTGTATAAAAAGGAGTATATGCAATAATGCCTGTTTGTAATCTATGTAATTCTGATGTAGGTGATTATGGTATGAAAAGACATGAAGAATGGCATACTCATTGTAAAAGAGATAAACGTAATACGGTTGAGGGAGTAGTTAAATGGATATGACAGTTAACAGATTAATATTGGATGTTACAAGTGTTACAACGACAGTTGTTACCAAGCACCTATGGAAAACCTCTCCATTACCTGTTACAAAACAACAAATTTCGAGTAGTGTTGTTCCCAGAAGGAACACACTCTCACATTATGGTGAACTGTATAAAACAATTCATAACTGTAAGGGTAACATGGGTGGCTTGTAGATAGTAGGTTAACTCAACTCTTAGGTTATATAAAATGTCTACTAAACAAGTAGCAACAAGAGACCAGATTATAGAAGGTCTTACTGCCATGTGTGATTCTAACCCATTCTTTAGAACCGTTGAGGAGTTCTATGATAATGATATAGAATCTGATGGTGGTATATGGACAGGTGGAGAAGGCGATCCCTCTATTGATGGTGTTGGTATATTTGACTATTGGAGTGGTAATAACATAGATGTTACCAACTTTTTAGAAGAAAATGGTTGGTTTGCTGAATGGTATGATGCTGGGACAATGCATTTATATAAATTATGAACCCTAATCATATAATGCCAAAAGAACACATGACAAAAGTTATGGATTTATATAAGAGATTACCTGAACATGAACAGATAAATTACAGGTTATATGAAAAAATAACACATGACATTAGTAATGATGGATTTACTAATGGTGAGATAATATCAACATTAAAAACTATTGTTATCATATTATGTGAAGAATGTGTAACAAATAGTGAAAAAATGGATTATGAAAGAATACAAGAGGCTAATGTATAATGTCCGACATTCCTAAACACAAATTCAAATGTTATCTTTGTGAGGAAATATGCAACAAAAAAGACAAAGGTGGAGTTATAGGTAGTGGTAAATTGGTTAATGAAATATGTACCAAATGTATTCATAAAAACTATTGTTGGGCAACTGACAAGGATTTATCAACACATAATTTTACTGAATTGGAAACTCGTAGACAAGAGTTATTACACAGAGATATAGTATGACAGTTATGAACACTCAAATAACACAAATCTTCATACCTAGTAAAATAGGTATGGAAACACCTGAATTCATAACAGAAGTTCAGTTCAAGGAACAAGGACATACTGAGATGGTAAAACTCTCATCTATCCTATCTGCTGAGGAGAAGCAATTTGTTTCTGCTCTTGGTAGTAGATTGGGTATGATGTTTATTGAGAGTAATACATCTAAGGTATTAGTTCCTATGAAAACCATCACTACTGATGGTGCTAGAGAAACTATGATCCCTCGTGGATTTAGTGCTAGAACTGAAACTGTTAATGGACAACGAGGATTAGTAGGATTCCCAGCAATATCTGGTGGATCTATCTAATCCTTTCCCTTTTTTTCTTAATATATTAAAATAATGACTAATAAAGAATACAATGCATATTGTGGTAGATGTGGATATGATACTAAACATGACGATAATGGTTGTGTATGGCATCAAATGACATTGACTACGTATGATGGAGAATCATACCAAAGATATGATGAGTTTAACCAAGATGGAGAAGCATACTAATGACAGGCATACATGATAGTGTAGAAACTTATGAACCTAAAGTTAATATGGGTTATGAGAATTCTATACCTAAAGTAGATACATCATTTGATGATATTACTGATGAACATGGCAACATTAACATTATTATAAATAGTGATGTTATTGGACAAACACTAGCCAAGAAGATTTACTCATCATGGGAGAGTGGATTAAGAGAGTTATATAATAATGAGGCACGTGCTTGTAGAACTGCTAAGAAGATGGGTGCTAACCCAAGTTTAGTCATTACTATTGATCCAAACAGTTCATCTAGACAGGTTACTATTCAAGGTGTTGATTCACTAGGCATTACCAAAGCCATGTTTAATAAGGTTCTCAGGGTTATAGGCACAAGTGGTAATATAGATGGTGAAGAAATAGGACAGTTTGGTATGGGATTTATATCTTATGCCCTATTAACTGATGCACTATTACTTGAAACATGGTCTAGGGAAACTGATGAACATTATGCCATGTTATGTGATAGTGGATTAAAGTTTAAACCAATACCTATTGATAAAAATAATGATGTCAATACAATGAGTGAGTATGGAACTAAACTAACCATGACATGTAATGATGATGTTAGTTTCAATACTATGGTTTATAATATCAACCTATTGGCAAGATTTAGTCAAATACCTACTAGAATAATATTATTAGACAATATTGAAGGTGATGACACATACTATGGTAGAAGAAATAATACAGATAAATCTTATGATAAAGGTGTAATTGTATGTGGATTATATGAAAATGGTATGGATTATCTAAAATCTCTTGACAGTTATGATAGATTTAAAGATACCAATCGTGAACAAGGTGAAAAGATACTATTCTATAAGGAAATAACAATAGACAATGAGAATTATAGATTTGATGGTATCATGGCTATATATAAAAATAGATATGGTAGTGTTGGTATATTAAATAACATACGTCAAGTGCCTATGCTATTGGTTGGAACTAATATTGATAGTGCAATTAGTGTTAGTGGATTCCATAGTGCTATAATAAATATAAAAAATGAAAGAAAATACTCCCCTGTTGCAAGTAGAGATATGATAGAGGAAAATGCAAAATATGAGTTAGAGGGTGATTTAAAGGGAGATATTACAGCATATATGGGACAATACAACATTGATACTATTGATGATTACAAAGAATCATTGAATAAATGTCTATTAAGTAGAAATGTTATGTATGAGATTGAAGATTATCTTAGTGAAGCAAGTCAAGATGTATCAACTACATTAAACACAAGATATTCAACACCTGATAAAACAACAATATCTCTTAGTGATATGTTGGCAGTAGGTGGCAATATAGTTGCACTCAAATCATTAAGACATACTTTAATGGACACATTAGAAGATCATCTTGATGGTAATGTGCAATTCTTTAGAATCCCCACCAAATTATCTGATGAACGTAGAGGACATAGAATAGCCCTGTTTAAAGAGTTAGGTATTATTATGGGTGATGATTATAAAAAAGAGAATAAAATCAAGGAGAAACGTTCAATCATAACAGTAGTATCAGGAACAACCAATAAAACAGTATCATATAGTGGTGATAGATCAGTTATACTGTATAATAGTATTAGGGGTGTAAATTTTAGTCATAAATATGGTAGTAGTCATGGTTGGAGAAGTGGTTCTCATAAATACTCAACTACTATTAACAAAATCAATGAAAATACTCACGATTCAATGCTAACTGTTAGTACTAAAAGATTTAGTGATGTGCAAAGTATATTGAATACAATAACATGTGATTGGAAACTCATACATGATATGAAAGGGTTGAGTGATAAGATTGAAACCTTTGATGGATTGATGACTAAAGTTGGAAATAAGACATACCAAACAAATAAGGGAACTGTAAAAGGTAAAGACCTTAGTGGAGAGTATAAGGTGGTTATAATATATGATCAAGAACTGTTAGACAATGTTAAAAATGATGAAGATACTACATATTTGGCAGTAAAATCACCTGATGAATACATATCATTACTTTGGTATAATCAAACAAGTAGATCTGACACTAACAAACTGACATTATACGATGATATCAAAGGTGATCACATTGAAAGTATTGTAAAATGTAATGTCCATATAGAATGTACTGATTATCAATACAACAAAGGTAATGACATTGTAAGAATGTATTGGATAGAACAACTACTGCCAAAGGAATATGCCACAACATTTACAAACTCAATACAATATAAACATGAGGATATTGATAATATTGAATCTTTGGCAAGGGATTTGAATGAGGTGTTAAAGAAATGATTAAACAATTCATTTGGATTCACTTCATTGAAAGGTTCTTTGGTGATTGGCTTGATGAGTATGCAGGAGAACAACATATGATATATGAAGAAGAACATGAAGATATGTGGAGTGATTTAGATTGAACCCTCAAATTATAGCAGAAAGGAATAATACCCTTATTCTGTTTGAGAGTGGCAAGGTTAAGACAGTTCCTAACACACTATATAATCAGGTAAAGTATAGGGACTACAAGGGAGAACGTATAGTATATCACTTTGATAGTGAAACGTATGTTCAGGAAACCTTTGATAATGGCATATTTAACGCCTTTATGAATGAGGAGACAATACAGATAAGAGATAGTGTATCAGTATGTGAATCCATTAACCACCATAAAGAAAACAATCAGGACAAAACATTTGTTGATCTATTCAAATCACTCTATCTTGTAGAGAAAAGAGATGAGATTATGGCAGAATTGATTGATGTGTTTGGAGATAGGGTTAAAACTATTAAAAGAGATAGTGGAACAATATTGTTTGTTGTTGATGAGAGATTTATGGTAGATGATAAAGGTGTATCTCATTATAAAGATGATAGTGGAACTTGGAGATTCTTATGTACTGTTGCACAAGGCAATCTAAGTAAGATGACTATTTCAACAAAGATAGGTGATATAGAGTTGGGTAGTACGGAACTAACTATTATGGGTAAAATAGGGTTCTTATTAGCACCTGATATTACTGATACGGTATTCTTTGAACAACTGACAGATAAGATGAAAGCAGTATTACTAGCAGAAGTCGAATTTGATAGTAGTAAGGTGGCAGGTATATAATTATGAACTTTGCTTCATATAATCAGATACAACTGAATAATAGTCAATCTATTGAATCAAGAGGAGATATAGATGATTATGAATCATATTATACTGTGTTAAATGGATATCATGATGATGATCCTAATCCATTGGAAGTTGATATAGATACAATAAGAATAATAAAACATGGTAAATGTATGAAATGTGGGTTTGGAGATGTTGGTATTGCCAAAACTGTTTATCAATATAAATATGATATTATGAATGTTAAAGAGTTCATGAAAACTAAAATAAATTGGTTGGTTAGTGGATATGACATAAAAGAGATGGGTTCATAATTATGAAAGAAACAATAATTCATGGAACAAAGGGAGATTATGTTGTTACTGAAGAATCATGTACTTGTCCTGACTATGTTTATAGACAGAAAGATATAGGTGGCAAGTGTAAGCACATGGAGGCACTAGAGGAATGAGTAAATGGTTAGCAAGTTGCTTGTTAGGATCAAAGTATCATGATACTGATTATATATTAGAACTAGATGAAAGTCATGAAGAAGTTTGTAAAGAGTGTGGTCAAAATTACATAGAGTTAAGAAAAGACGAATGGGGAGATTATGGAGAAGAAATATTTAGTTCAAAGAAAAAAGCAACTGAATACATGAATGATCATGGTCGTTGGTTTTGTAATGGTTGTGAAGTATGGTGGTCAGAAGATACAGTAGATAAAAAAGCCCATGATTGTGAAAGTTTAGACAAACCACGCAATACAAAGAAACGTAGAATACAACGAAAGAAAGATATTGAATCTAAGATTGAACAGTTAAAATCAGAATTGAAGGAGATAAAAGAATGAATGAACTAGTACAGCATAAAATCATTAAATGTAATGATACATCATGGATGCCTTTTTGTATGACTTGTGATAAAGAGTTTAAAGCAGGACAAGATAGACATGAATGGCGTATGTATCTTTTATACAAAGAGCAAGGTCAATATAGAAAGAATGGATATTGGGTAACTAGTTGTCATGAATGTTTTGTTAAAAATATGGTAGCATTAAGAGATTGTGTAAATGAACAGTTAGAAGTCATGCCTCAATGTATGAGGGAGTTAGCATAATGGAAAAATCAATAGAACAAATTAAAGGAATTTCTCCTGATGAGGATAACATAGAAATAGATTATGACCATCCTGACAGTTGTTTATCTATGGAAGAAATTGTGAAAAAAATGAGAGATCCAAATGACGATGGTCATTGGGAAGGAAGGTCTTTTGTTTGGACAGCAGGTGGAACTAGAACTGAAGAAGGTGAATGTATGCCTGAAATACGAATGGTAGAAATATTCCCTTACAAAACTCAACCATATCGACCATGTGATAGATGCCACATTCAAATAGATGAGAGAATATATGAAGCATTTTCTTGGAAATGTAGTTTGGCAGATAAGTTTGATTTTGAACATAATGCTAGTTTTACAGTTTGTCCAGATTGTTGTGATGAAATTGAAGATACATTGGAGGGATTGAAATAATGAACTATGATGCATATCTAGGAAATTCTGGAGGAAGTGGTCATGGGTATGGCGAACAATTAAGAGAATCAATCGATAGACATTATAAGAATAAAAGATGGAGTGGTCATGATGGTTTGGTCGATTATTATGCAGATTGTAAAATTTGTGGCAAAAAAATTAGTGCATTTTCAATGTATAAGTTTGAAGTTCATTTAGTAGAAGAACATAAAATTAAGGAGGATATAAAATAATGGAATATATTAACAGTAATGACAGATGTATAGTTTGTTTTGGTTGTCCAGAAGATAATCTAAAACTAATTAAACATCATATGTCATACTTCCCAGAAAGAATAGCATACGTTCATTACAAATGTCATAAAATGATACATGACACACCACTTACTACCTTTATACAGTATGGTGAAAATGATAGTAGAAAATTCTATGATAAAAAACCTAAAAATGATAAAGGTAGCAGTATAGAAACGAGGTTGTTAGTATAATGGCTAGTGATTTACCTGCTGGTGTAACACAAGCCATGTGTGATGGGTATGATGATCCATGTGGAAACTGTGGACATCTGTGTTCAGATCATTTAGATGAAGATGAGTATGTGTATAACTCTTACGGTGAAGTTGTTGAGGCATGTAACATGAAAAACTGTGATGGGTGTGATGGATTTAGTGATGATGAATACACACCGTCTTGGCAACCTGACACATTAAGGGAGTATTACGAATGACTAAATTGATACAAATATTCAAGATGGATAGAATTTATAAAAAATTCTCTACCATGAAAGAAGCAACTACTTATGTTCATAGTTTGAGTAATCCTAGTAAGA